ACCACGGAGGATGGGATAATTGGGATATGTTAGAAATTGAAAAATATGAATGTAATGATAATAATGAATTAAAAGCTAGAGAAAGATACTGGATTGAAGAACTAAAGGCTGTATTAAATCAAAGAATTCCAACAAGAACAAAAGATGAATATTACTACGATAATAAAGAACAAATAGACAATTATAAAAAACAATGGGTAGATGAAAATAAGGATAGATTAAAAGAATATAGAAAACAGCGTCGTATAAATAATAAGGAAAAGGATAATGAAAATAACAGACAACGTTATTTATTAAATAAAGATATAATATTACAAAGAAATTGCCAAAGATATCAAGACAAAAAAGAAGAAATATTACAAAAACAAAAAGAAAAAATAGAATGTGAATGCGGTAGTGTTGTACGTAAAGCAGATATTTGTAAACACAATAAAACTAAGTTACACCAAGCATTTATTCAAACTATATAAGCACCCTTTTCGTGAATTATATATGGGATTTGTTTAGATTTGACTAAACAGAACCACCTTGAAGGCAAATTGACCGCCCTTAAAATTTCAGCATCTGTCCACTTTTCATATCCCTTAAGATAATTAATAATATTTTTTCTATTACTCCTTGGGAATAATACAATGCTTGTACTTTCATTTAATAACCGTCTGCTTTCCCACCCGTTCTGTATTAAATGTGAAGTACAAACCATCCTAGCCCCATAGTGTCGGCCACATTCAAGTAAATCATCACGTAATGCTTCTATACCTTTACGCGTCCCTCTGTCACTAATAGTCGCTATATCATCGAAGAGAGAAATACTATTTTGGATATCTTCTAATGGAATACCATTACAGGCTACGTCATAATTATCACAACGTATAGGTTGTAGTTTGTCCAATGGTTCGTCTTCGTCAACATTGCTAAAAATAAAAAATGGGGCTTTTCTGTATTCTTTCATACGTAATATATTTTTTATAAACCGTGCGGAATAATAACTTTTTCCTGAACCAGAAATGCCGAAAATTCCAACCTTTTCAACACACGTCGGGTCTGGTAATGGATCTAGTTTTCCCCCATCTTTCAATTGTATTTTCATATTTCTGTTTTTAATGTCTTCTTTACAACTATAAAATATCTCCGTAAGTTTCTCGTCGTCAGGCTCTAGATGAGTTTTTAATGATTGCTCTAAATCTTTTTTTTGCTCGTCTGTTAAATCTTTAATAACTTCTGGTTTGCAATGACCAAGAGTAAATACAAATGGTTCAAGGTATAAATATTTTTTATCGTCTGCCCCTCCCATAACCCTTGCTATAGGGTGTTTCCCATTTAACGTTTTACTTTTTGATAATTTAAAACTCATTACGATATATATTTAACGGACATTTTTATTATTTTATCTTGTATATAGTATAATACAATGAGTGGAAATATAACAAATTTGAAATCAGATAGTTTGATTCCAACTGATAATATTGAATTAGAATATACTAAACTATATGGAGATACGAGTACAACACGGAGCAACTATGCGTATTTGTTAAGTGCAGATAGGAAAAAAGCAATTAGCAATTATCAAATGTTGGATGGGTACAGTAAAGGTAATGTAATGCTCGGAATTATCGATGGATATTATCCACCTGCGGAATGGAGAGACCCAGTAGCAAAAGGCGAAGGTAAAACATACCCAGCTTTAACTGGAAGGCAAGGCGTAGATATTCCTAAATTAAACATTATGCAAGGAACAGCAATGGACACAGAGAGGTTAGCGATGAACTCAGCAGTATTAGAAAATACAGCAAACGATAGATATTTTACAAAAAAAACCCTATATATAGTATAGAATAATGAGTTTAGAAGACATTGTAAAAAAAGGGGAACAATACGCCTTCTCTGGTAATGACATGAAAGATTTAACAGAAAATAAATATTCTATATATAAATATCAAGACTTAGAAAAAATAAATAGTATTGACCAATTACTCGGAAAAAATGGGGGGTTTATATTACTTTTTCAAAATACCGAATTCTCGGGACACTGGGTGTGTGTATTTAAGACAGACGATAAGACTTTGGAGTTCTACGATAGCTACGGTCTCAAAGTTGATGAAGAATTAAAATTTACAGAATTTAATAGACGTAGGCACCATGGAAAAGTCGTGCCCCATTTAACATATTTATTAAATAATTCAAGGTATAATGTTATTTCTAATGAATACGATATGCAGGGTCGTGATGATTTAACACAAACGCAAACTTGTGGAAGATGGGTCGGATGGAGACTGCGACATAGGGATATACCTTTAAAAGAATTCCAAGACTTATTTAAGAAAAATAAATTAATAACTGGGGCTACTGGTCGCAATTTCTACATAACGATGCTTACATCTCACTTATGGGATATAGAAAATTTGTAATTGTTTAAAATAAATATTATTTTGTGGTGAATATAATAAGATTAAAAAAATATCTAATGTTATTATATAAAATAATAATGTCATCTCTAGTTCTCGTGAAAGATAAAGTAACCGATGTCCGCAGAGACGACGAACAACTCCATGTTGTCCATCAAGGAGCTCTCCGTGTGACCGATAGCGTCAACTCTGCGGATAGTTGGGGAAGCGATGGAGCCCCACTAACATCTGCAATTTGGTCTATCAACCCACCCAGCCTACAAACTATTACATCTCGTTGTATGAAAGTTCGCTATTACATTCGCGTCACTTGTAATACGGCAGATTTCGCAATTGGAGAATTTGATAGTTTGCGACAATTCCCGGTTTCATCTCTTATTGATGTTACAACTCTTCAACTCAACGGCGAAAGCCTTAGTGATAACACGGCAGATACTCTCCATGCTCATTTGTGTTATGATAATGAAGCTGACTACCGACGCAAACAATGGTCTACATCCGCAGCTATGCCTGACCAGTTCCAGAAACTCAGCGACTATGTCGCAGAAGGAACGGCTCGTCGACCCCAAGGTTTTTATGGAGAAAATGCCCAAGAACCAACACGCGGTTCGGTGGAAATTGCGGAAGAGGTCGGCCCTCGGGAACTTAAATTCGTTGTCACTGAACCTGTGTGGATTTCCCCGTTGTCTCAGGGAGACGACGTTGAGGGTTTGGTTAATCTTAATGAGCTTCGCCTTACTCTTCGTTTCAAATCTAACACTTCCCGTGTTATGACCTGTGCCGAACGTCTTAATCCTCCTGGTCCGTCTCCTACAAACGTTCAATGTACTTTCTATCGTGCCCCTGAAATGCTCGTTAGGTATTACAGCCCTGATATGCTGCAGCCTATCCCATCGGTTCAGGTGCTCCCATACAAAAAAAGTCAAGATTACCGAAAACCCCTAGGTGTTTTTGCTGACGAAGAAACCCGAGATGGTGTTAGTGATAGCATCCGTCTTTCTATGATTCCAGATGCTATTATGCTTTTTGGTCGCCGAAGTGATGCCACCGCTGACCAAAGCAAACCCGATAGTTTCTTGCAAATTGAACGTGTTAAACTTCAATGGAATAACGAAAGTTCGCTTTTTGGAAATTCTACTATTCAGGATTTGTACGATATTTCACGAGGTAATAATAGTAATATGTCATTTATTGAATATTCTAAACATAGAGGATCTGTTCTTAAAATTCGCCTTGGTAAAGACCTAGGACTTCCCGATGGTCTCGCGCCTTCAACTATGGGCTCGTTTACCGTCCAAGCTATCGTAACATTCAAAAATGTAGCAGGTGAAGACTTTGATTGCGACTTTTACATGACCCTTGTTAACTCAGGTTCTTTTCAAATTGCTCCTAATGTGGCAAGAGCAAGCCTTGGTCTTTATACCCCTCAAATGATCCTCGGAGCTCGTGAAATGGGACATCAATTACCCGCACGTGAATACGACGAAATCGCAAGCGGTAGTTTCTTTGCATCTCTTCGTAATATCTTGCCTCGTCATCATGTTCACGGAGCATCTAAAGGAGTAGAAGAAAGCAAGGAACCAGAACCGATGCCAGAAACACGAGGAGCTGGTCGATCGGTTGGCGGGGGTCTCATGGCCTCTAAACTTCGCAGACGATAAATAATATAAAGAATAAAAATAATATAATTTGTAAAAATAAATATTTATTAAAAATATGTAAGAAGGTATGGTGTAAATGGTTAACACTCGAGGTTTTGATCCTC